ATTGGGGGGCGGGGCGATCATGGTCTACCGGGCAGGTAAGACCGCCCAGGCGATCAGCGTCTTGAAGGATGCCCTTGAAAAACGCAAGAAAATCAGTTCGATGAACAGGGAACAGGATAGGAAAACAGATGAAATACTTGATGCTCTTGATGGTAATGGTAATGGTGATAGCGTGCGCTCACCCGTCGACCGGGATAGGTGAACGGTATTCAGCCCCCATTGATCCTACCTGTATAACTGAAGTTCCAGGGTATGGATTCTATGATTACCGTGCCTGTACGATATCAGAACTTGGTCCCAACTGGGTCAAGGAAAAGAGGTTGCGGGAAAAATATGAAAAACAAGTAGATATTATCAATAAGCAGTAGTAAATTATGGCTTTAAATATAGGTATCATAGTATTAATATTTGCATTGATGATTGGAACAGCAAAGGCGATAAGTCGTAATGTTCTCCCAGTTGTACCGCCATTTCAGGAAATGCTTAGTTGGAATCCAAACCCGGATAGAACTATGGAAGTTTCGTTTGAGGGTGTTTCGTTCCGTTATTCTATTCTCGATTGGAAACCGTCGCCTGATTGCCAGGCGGTGGTTGAGATGGTTGGGAGGAAGGAACTTAGGTGGGTAACCAATGCAGGGTTTTTTTCACATCAGTATTTAACCAGATCATATCCTATGGCATTCAAGCGGGAAGGTGAAGCAGAATGGCACTGGATGAATGTTAGAACTTACAAGGAGAAATAGCTATGCCTGGTGGACGAATCAAGATGGGAACTTATGGTAAACCAGTTAGTGGTAAACCAGTTAAAAAGAAAAATCCAAAAAAGCCTAAAAAGAAATAATTGAATTGCTTGAAAAAGAATTGATTAAACTGCTAGAAGAACAAGACCCGATGGACTTGGATGAGATTTTTGAGCTAGTAGAAAAAATGATAAAGGAGTATAAACACCTTGAAGCTGCGAAAGTTCCCCTTAACAAGTAAGCAAAAGCAGTTTGTTAGCGAATATCTGATTGATAGAAATGCTACACAGGCTGCGATTAGAAGCGGTTATAGTGAAAAGACCGCGGAAGTACAGGGTTGTAGGTTGTTAAGAAATGTTAAGGTTAAGGCATTAGTAGATAAAAAAACCAAGGTGATAGAAGAAAAAACAGACTTAACTGCTCTGAAAGCTATGGAAGAAGTCAAGGCTATCGCGACCAGCAATGTTAGAGACCTGCTTGAATATGATTCCAAGACAAGGGAGTTTTCCTTTCGTTCCCCGGATGAAGTCCCGGCTGACTTCTGGAAAGCAGCGCAGGAGGTGACTGTCATGCATACCCAGGATGGTTCAGGGACTGTTTATAAAGTTAAGATGCATCCCAAGCTCGCGGCTTTGAAGATGGAATATGAAAGACATAAGCTGGTCAGCCAGGAATCAGGCGTAACCAACAACATAGCTAATATGCACGTTAATATTCTAGACATAAATGCTGCTAGGCGTAGAGCTGGGCGGAATGAAATTGAAGAATGAGTACGGTAGTTGACAACAAAACCGGGGCAAACTATCTCATTGAAGACGTAGCATCCTTCTATGATGACCCACTGGGCTTTGTTCAGTATGTTTTCCCTTGGGGCGAAGGTGACCTTGAAGGATGTTCCGGTCCTGATATATGGCAAGCTGAACTCCTTAAAGATATCGGGGAAGCAATCAAGACAGGGGACGGCAAGGGATTCCAGTCAGCTATAGCTTCCGGGCATGGTATTGGGAAGGGAGCCGTGACCGCATGGATAATCCTCCATCAAATGTGTTGTCGCAAAAACCTGAATGGCGTAGTCACTGCCAATACTAAACAACAACTAGAGACTAAAACATGGAGGGAGCTCGCTCTCTGGCACAATAGAAGCATTATCAAGCCCTGGTTTGAATGGACAGCGACTAAATTTTATCATGTTGAGTATCCTGAAATATGGTATACGTCCTGCGTTCCCTGGAGCGAAAGGAATACAGAGGCCTTCGCAGGTCAGCATGGTGAAGTTCTTATAATTTATGATGAAGCATCAGCTATCCCGGATGCTATCTGGGAAGTTTCTGAAGGGGCTATGACGACTCCAGGGTCAATGTGGTTTGTCTTTGGCAACCCAACGCGTAATACTGGCAGGTTCCGTGAATGTTTCGGTAAACGCAAACATCGCTGGATGAATAGGCAGATTGACAGTCGTGATTGCAAGATGACTGACAAGCGGAAGCTGGTTCAGTGGGTAGAAGATTACGGGGAAGATAGTGACTTTGTTAAGGTCAGGGTGCGAGGTGAGTTCCCATCCGCTTCTTCCATGCAGTTCATACCAGGTGAGTTGGTTGACAATGCTATCCTCCGGGAAGCGAAGTGTTACCTTGAAGAACCCGTAATCCTTGGGGTTGATGTAGCCAGGTTCGGTGATGACCAGAGTGTGGTAGCTATTCGCCGGGGTCGTGATGCACAGACCATTGAATGGAAAAGTTACCGTAGTCTGGATACAATGCAACTTGCATCAAGAGTAGAAGAGCTGGTAAGGTTACATCAAGCAGATACCGTTTTCGTAGATGGAGGCGGTGTTGGAGGTGGAGTGGTAGATAGACTTCGCCAGCTTCATGTAGACTGTATTGAAGTGAATTTTGGTAATAGGGCTGAAGATATCAGATACAACAACAAACGAGCTGAAATGTGGGGCTCGATGCGTGAATGGCTTGAAACAGGTACAATCCCTAATGACCGGGAACTGATAGATGATCTGATCGGAGTTGAATATGGATTTACGCCCACAAATAAGATACAACTAGAAAAGAAAGAGGATATGAAGAAGCGTGGACTCGCTTCCCCGGATATGGCTGATGCTCTAGCAATGACATTCGCTTACCCGGTAGCACCAAAGGGAATGGGTAAGTACCGCGGTCAGATGGCTAAGATGCGGAGAGAATATAATCCACTCGCAAAGAGGGCAGCATGGAAATGAAAGATGTGGGTTAGTACGAAAGAATGGTTACAACAAACAAGGAGAAATAGCATGGAATTGAATTGGAACAATTTCGCATGGTTTATGAGTGGCTGGGCAGTATCAGCTGTCTTTTATTGGTTGGTCTAATGTGCGGATTTATGATGCCAGGCCAACCTGGGTTTAACGCGATGTTTCCTGATGTTGCCAAACTAATGGCAGAAGCAAAGGCTGATTCATCTGCTACTAAGGCCAAGGCTGGAACATCGAATAAAAGAAGCTCTGGTAGTACCGGAGGGGGTAGGCGAAGGCAATTGATTGAAGGTGGTTCAGATACGAATTTAGGCAGAAAGTCACTAATGGGTGGATAACTTTAACTATTTGAGCGATGACTATACTAATATTGGTTACCGGGTTAGCATTGGGTATGTTTGCATATGAACCGGCCTGGTTTGATACGAAACCACACTATTATCATATGACTTACAACAGCAAGGAACAATGCCAAGAAGCAAGGAAGCTAGTAAAGAACAAGGGTACTGTATGTACTGATAAGCATGATTTATATAAAACCAATTAGGAGGTAATATTATGTGTGGTGGTGGCGGTGGTTATAGACCCCCTCCCGCTGTTGTGCAGAAACCAGTACAAGTAGCGGTTGAACCAGCGGGGAAGGCTAAGAAAAAAGCAACTAAACAGGTTCCAAAAGTAGGTGCTGTTACACAAGCTAACTTGCTTGGCGGGACAGCTGGCGTTATAGACGACAACTTGAATCTTGGTGGTAAATCCATACTAGGAGGTTGATATGTGTGTTTCTGTTGGGACAGCAATGATAATAAGTTCCGTTATTGGGGCGGCTTCAATGGCGATGGCGCCAAAGCCAAGGGCTCCTACTATGCCTCCACTTCCTTCAATGGAACCCGTGAAACAAACGGAAAAATTAGCGGATAAGAGCGTGGCAGACCGAATCAAGGCAACGCGTTCAAAGATGGGTAGTGTTGCTACCCCTAAAACTCTACTTGCCGGGACGACTGGTGTAGAAGATGAAGCACTAAACTTAGGCGGAAAACTGATTTAAAGGGGTTCTAGATGGCTGATTTGGAAGTTACCAACAAGGCAAAATACCTAAGAAGGCTATCCCGCCTCAAGCTGGAGCGGGAAACTTATATAAATCATTGGAGTAAGATAACGGATAACCTGTTGCCAAGGTCGGGAAGGTATTTCCTTCAAGACCGCAACAAGGGAATGCGCAGGAATATTGATATCTATGATTCTACCGCTACCAGGGCATTGGGTATCCTGGCGGCTGGTATGATGGCAGGTATGAGTTCCCCGGCACGAAAATGGTTTAGACTAGCATCATCTGACAAGGACTTGATGGATTATCACCCGGTCAGGATATGGCTGGATGAAGCGGCAGATGTTATGATGAATGTGTTTTCAAGGTCTAATACCTACCGCGTTCTGCATTCCCTGTACGAAGAAATGGCAGCATTCGGTACCGGATGTTCGATGATA